CTGCCGCCCCAGGAAACCGCGCTGGAGGTGTATTCGAAGCCCTCCGGCCTGGAACCCTGGCTGGACAAGATCCGCGCCGAGGTGTCGGGCCACGTGCCGGACATGACGACGAAGAAGGGCCGCGAGGCCACCGCCAGCCTGGCGTTCAAGGTGCGCAAGTCCAAGGCCGCGCTCGACGCCCTGGGCAAGCAGCTGGTCGACGAGCTGAAGGATGTGCCCAAGCGCATTGACGCCGAGCGCAAGCGCATGCGCGACACCCTGGACGCCCTGGCCGAAGAGGTGCGCGCGCCGCTCACCGAGTGGGAAGCCGCCGAGGAAACGCGCCAGCAGCGCCACCAGCAGGGTATCGAGTGGTTCCGCCTGCGCGCCGACGAACACCGCGACCTCGACGCGGCCGAACTGCGCGCCACCCTCGAACAGGTCAATGCGCGGGCTGTGGATGCGTCCTGGGAGGAATACGAGGCCGAGGCGCACCGCGTCAAGGCCCGCGCCCTGGACGCGCTGACGCAAGCGCTGGCGGCGCGCGAGAAATATGACGCCGAGCAGGCCGAACTGGCGCGCCTGCGCGCCGCCGAAGCGGAGCGCGAGCAAAAGGAGCGCGAAGAGCGCATCGCCCGCGAAGCCGCCGAGCGCGCCCAGCGCGAAGCCGAGGCCCGCGCCCAGGCAGAGCGCGACGCAGCCGCGCGCCGTGAAGCGGAAGCCCTGGCCGCCGCCGAAACCGCCCGCCTGAATGCCGAGCTGGCCGAGCAGCGCCGCATTGCCGCCGAGCAGCAGGCCGAACTCGACCGCCAGGCCGCCGCGGCGCGCGAACGGGAAGCTGCGGCGCAGGCCGAGCAGCGTGCGCGGCAGGCTGCCGAGCAGGCCGCCGCCGCCGAGCGCCAGCGCATCGCTGACGAACAGGCCGCTATGGCCGCCGAAGCCGCGCGCCGCGAGGAAGACATGGCCCACAAGGCCGCCATCAACCGCGCCGCCCTGGATGCGTTCGTCCAAGGCGGCATGCCCGAGGACTGCGCCAAGCAGGCGATCAAGCTGATCGCCAAGGGCCAGATCCCCAACATCCGCATCACCTACTGAGGAAGCCATGACCGAAATCATCGACGCCCCGGCCCGCGAAGTGGCCCCCCGCCCCGAACCGAACTCCGGCCACCTGCCCGCGCTGGCCGCCAATTCGCCCATGGGCATGATGCTGGCCGCCGTGCAGCAAGGCGCCACGCTGGAACAGGTCGAGAAGATGATGGACCTGCAGGAGCGCTGGGCCAAGGCCGAGGCCAAGAAGGCCTACGACGAGGCGTTCGCCAACTTCAAGGCCGAGGCGGTCAAGATCATCAAGGGCAAGGACGTCACGGATGGCCCCCTGAAGGGGAAGGCCTACGCCGAGCTGCACGACGTCGTCAATGCGGTCACGCCGGCGCTTTCCAAGCATGGCCTGTCGTCGTCCTGGAAGCTTACGCGCGACGAAAAGGACTGGATGGAGGTGACCTGCTACCTGCGCCATGTGGGAGGCCACGAGGAAAGCGTCTCGATGGGCGGCCCGCCTGACGCTGGTGGCGCGAAGAACGCCATTCAGGCCCGCGCCAGCACGAAGACCTACTTGGAGCGCTACACGCTCAAGGCGATCACCGGCCTGTCCGAACAGAAGGACGACAACGACGGGAACGGCTCCGCGCACGCAGCCGAAGACCTGCGCGACGAGTGGATCAGCAAGCTGGCCCAGACCGAGACGCTGGATGCTGCCACCCGCGTTTGGCAAGAGGGCTGCCAAGCCATCGAGAAATTCAACAACTTGGCCGTCTATTCGGCTTTCAAGAAGGCCTACGCCGACAAGCGGGCCATGCTCAAGCAGGAGGAAAAGTAAATGGACCTGATCTTCCACAAGGACCCCCAGGGCTCGCCCGAATGGCTGGAGGCACGCCGCGGCGTCATCACCGGCAGCCGTTTCAAGGACTGCCGCGACCGGCTGAAAAGCAAGGAGCCGTCCAAGAACTGCCTGAACTACGCCATGGACGTGGCCCGCGAGCGCGCCGGCGGCAAGGCGGCCGAGGTGTTCGTGAACGGCGCCATGCGATTCGGCACCGAGCAGGAGACGCACGCCCGCGCCGCCTACGAGGCCGCCACGGGCCGGTTCGTCGAAGAGGCTGGATTCATCACCACCGATGACCGCAAGTTCGGCGTCAGCGTGGACGGCCTGGTCGACGAAGACGGCATCGTCGAGATCAAGACCATGGTGTCGTCCAACACCCTGTTCACCGCCGTCGTGTCCGGCGACATCAGCGAATACGTGGACCAGTGCAACGGCGCCATGTGGCTGCTCGGCCGCCAGTGGGTGGACCTGGTGCTGTGGGCGCCGGACCTGGAGGCCATCGGCCGCAAGCTGACCATCGTGCGCATCACGCGCGACGACGACGCGATCGAGGCCCTGGAGGCTGACCTGCTCGACTTCGAGCGCCGCGTCACGCGCTTTCACCAGCAGCTCACGCAGCTTGCCGCCTGACCCTTTCCCCAACGTAGCACCCTGGAGCCAACATGCTCGCACTTGAAAAACAGACTGGCCAATTCCAGAACTTCAACCTGCGCCCGGAAAAGCACGGCGACGAGAACGTGCCGGGCGCGGACCTGAAGATCCAGATCACCGCGTCCAACGACATCCTGAGCGAATTTCACCCCTCGCTCAAGGCCTCGCTTTACCGGGCGCCGCACCCCGGCGAGATGGACATGGTCGACCAGGCAGAAGCCGAGGAAGGCCAGCCCCCCGCGCTCACCCGCCTCGCCTTCGGCAACAAGCTGCACGGCTTCAAGTTGGACGACGAAATCGTCGGCGCCGCCTTCACCGTGCACTACGGCACCGGCGGCAAGAGCGACATCGAGCTGGAGGATTGCACGGTCGACAGCTTCACCATCGAACCGCTCGACGGCGGCAGTTGCTCGGTGTCGTTCCGCGTGAAGTGCAACCCGGACGAGAAGGCCGTGGGCAAGCTCTCGCGCCTGATGGGCAACGAAATCGAGTTCACCCTGCGGCCGCCGGAAGCGCCGGAGATGCGCGAAGCGGCGTAACCCTTTGGCCGGCCCGGCGGCGGGACTCCTTCCCCCATCCGACCGCCGCCGGTGCCCGGCCTCCATATACCGAGAAGACCATGACCCACGCCCGCAAGCCCCGCCGCAACAAGGCCCACCGGCCCATCGTGCCGCGCCTGCCTGTCATGGGCCCGCTGCGCGACGAGTTCGGCATGAGCCTGCACACGGCCTACTCCTGCCTGGCCAACGCGCCCACAGAGGACGCCTGGCACACGCTGGCGCGGGCGTTCAACCTGCTGCAGCTCACCCTGGAGCATGACGAGCGCCACGCCCACGAAGCGCGCCTGATAACCGGCGGCGCGGCCGCGCTCATCCAGGTCGAAAAGCGGGCTTGCCGCGGCGTGATCCTGCACGACTACGAGCTGGCGCCCATCCGCGTCGGCGTGAACACCATCGACGGCCTGCTGGGAAAGCTGGACGTCATCAAGCTGAACTACGCACGCATGCGCCTGAACGCCATGCAGACCCAAGGAGCCTGACCATGACGACCGACAACAACACCCTGCCCGACACCAGCCCGGCCGCGGTGCTGGCCATGACGCGCAATCTGCGCACCAACGGCTACGAGCTCGCGGCGCGAATGATGGAAGCGCTGGCGGGCGCCGCCCCTGGCGTATCCACGGTGGAGGAGTCTCCCGCTGCTGGCGATGCGCCGGCCATCGTGCTGCCCGCCAAGATGCCGAAGCATGAGAGCGACGGCGGCGAATACCCCAGCTCCGAATCCTACAAGGAAGGGTATGTCGAGGGCTGGAACGATGCCATTGCTGGAGCCATTGCAGCCCAACGTAAGGGGGATGCGTGATGGCCAGGGCCGTCGCCTACTACAACGAGATCGACCCTTACGCCGCCGACTGGCTCCGCAACCTGATCGCGGCCGGCCACATTGCCCCCGGCGACGTCGACGAACGCAGCATAGAGGACGTACACCCTGATGACCTTCGCCCCTACACCCAGTGCCATTTCTTCGCCGGAATCGGCGTCTGGTCGTATGCCCTTCGCCGCGCCGGCTGGCCTGACGATCGACCTGTTTGGACGGGTTCCTGCCCGTGCCAACCTTTCTCCGCGGCAGGCAAAGGAACTGCGTTTGATGACGAGCGGCACCTCTGGCCGGCCTGGCACTGGATCATTCAAGAGTGCCGCCCTCCAGTCGTCTTTGGCGAGCAAGTTGCAAGCAAGGACGCAGAACCTTGGCTCGACCTTGTTTCGACTGACCTGGAAGCCCTGGTCTATGCCGTCGCGGCGTGCGCTTTCCCGTCTGCGAGCGTCGGTGCTCCGCACATCCGCGATCGAACCTACTTCGTGGCCTACGCCAGCGGCGCGGGACTGGACAGGAGCGCCGCGGGAACGGTGGGGCGACAACGCGCGGCCGCTGAACGAGGTAGCAGTACTGGCCGGCTGGCCCACCCCGACGTCGTCGCTGGCAGACAAGGGCGTGAGGTCGACGGAGGGCGGCATCCGGGAAGCGATGCGCGGCCACGGGCCGGATCTGGCTGCGATGGCGTGCCTGTCAAGCTGGGCAACGCCGAGGGCGAACGATTCGGAGAAGCGCGGGGAACTGGCGCCGGACATCCGCAACGGTCTTCCGATGCAGGCACAGATGGCTGGGTGGCCGACGCCGTCCTGCAACAACGATCGGACGGGCAACCCGGAATCGGCCATGAGCATGACCAGGGCGGACGGGTCGAAGGTGCAGCAGCGCCTACAGGACTTCGCGGCGATCTGCGGCCCGGCCCGGTTAACGGCTTCTGGCGAGCTGCTGATTGGCTCCTCTGCCGGGATGGAAAGTGGCGGCCAGTTGAGCCCGGCACATTCCCGCTGGCTCATGGGGCTCCCGCCCGAGTGGGACGCCTGCGCGCCTACGGCAACGCGATCAACGCGCAGCAAGCGCAAATCTTCATCGAAGAAAGCATGAGGTGCATATGACCCAACAAGACGACATCACCCAGCGCGTGCTGACGGACGACGAAATCCGCGACATCATCACTGGCACCCATCAGGCGTTCGGCGAATTCAAGTCCGGCTACATGCTCGTATTGGGCCGCGCCATCGAATCCGCCCTGCTGTCCAAGCTGCGCGCCCCTGTAGCCGATGAGCGGCAAGCCGTGGCGTATCTCGATCTGGGCACGGGCGGCTATATGGACATGGACACCGATCTGACCGACGCGGAACTGGCCGCACTGCCTAAAGGGCGGCACATGCTCGCCATCATCGGCACTCACGGCGTAAACGGGTATACACCTGTAAGTGCCCCTATGGCCGATGAGCGGGCGGTGGAGACGTTCGCCGAGCGCTTCGCGCTGGCCCTTAAGCCTGTCGCCTATACGACCAAGCGCGGCGCCGTCTATCTCGGAAAATCAACGCAGGTCGGCAGCGAGAACCTCTGCACCATCAGCCAGGCCGTCTACGAGTTTCGCGCCGCCCTGGCAAGCGCCCCTGTAGCCGTAGAACAGCACGACGGCCTGCGGACGTTGCTGGCCGAGCTGCCCGGCATGCACGAAGACCCGAAAAAAGGAGACGCCGTGTTCCGGTGTGGCGTCAACGGTGCGCTGAATGTTGTCGAGCGCCGTATCCGCGAACTGCTGCGCAGCGCCCCTGTAGCCGGGGAGGCGCAGGAGCGTATCGAGCAGATGGCCGTGAATCGGTATCGGCCGGTCCCTGATGGCAAGTTCAGCTACAAGGTCGTCGCGGGCGATGGAAGTCGGTCGCTTTACACCGGAACGAAGGATTCTTGCCTGCGGGTTGCTGCAAAGCTGACGGAAGCATTTCTTGATGGCGCGTTTGTTGCGTCAGGTGCCGCGCCCCAGGCCAGCGCCGAGGACGTGCGCAATGCGGCGCTGGAGGAAGCGGCTCAAACGGCCTACAAGGCGCTGTTTCCCACGAATGATCGCAGTGACTGGACGGAATTCGCCGAAAGCGCGGCCTACCATGCGGAATGGGCAGCCAAATGCATCCACGCCCTCAAGACCCAGGCGAACAAGGACGGCGGGGATTGCGCGAAGGACGCGGGGGATGTGCCCGTCCACCTGCTGGACCGATTACGCCACCACGCCGCCGACAAGGCCAACACGGCGTTCTCCCGCAGCACGATGGCAGAGGCCGCCGCGATCCTGGACGACCGCCAGCAGCGCGCCGGGGATGACTTCGACGTTGAAGCTGCGGCGAAGACCATGGCCGAGTGCATGGACTATCCCTGGGCGCATATGCCCGAGAAGGGCCGAGAGCAAATGCGGCTGCATGCGCAGTCCGTCATCCGCGCCGCCCTTTCTGCCCCCCAGGCCGAACAAGGAGAGCGGGATGCGGGTTGAGCACATCGGTACCGCGACGCTGTACTGCGGCGACTGCCGGGATCTACTGGACGACTTCCCGTCCTCGCACGCCCTGGTCACGGACCCGCCCTACGGCATCAACCTGGCCAAGCTGACCGGCACGTCCCGCAACCGCTGGAACATGGCGCGCCGCACCGTCGCCTACGACTTCAACATTGTGGGCGATGACGGGCCATTCGACCCGGTACAGCTGCTGCGCTTCCAGACGGCCGTCATCTTCGGCGGCAATCATTTTGGTAGCCGACTGCCGGATGCCTCCTGCTGGCTGGTTTGGGACAAGCGCGACGGTGGCACCAGCGACCACCAAGCCGACTGCGAGCTGGCTTGGACGAACCTGCGTGGCCCAGCGCGCTTGTTCTCGCACAAGTGGCGCGGCATGGTGCGCGCCGGCGAGGAAAACGTCTCCCGGGGCCAGTTCCGCGTGCACCCGACGCAGAAGCCGGTAGCCCTCATGGACTGGGTTCTCAAACAGTGCCGCCTGGCCCCCGGTACCCCCGTCCTCGATCCGTACATGGGCAGCGGCACCACCGGCATTGCGGCGGCGCGCCTGGGCCTGCCGTTCATCGGGTTCGAAATCGACCCCATTCACTTTGAACGGGCATGCGACCGTCTGCGCACTGAGCTGCAGGCCATGCCCCTGTTCGCAACACACAACGATGGAGGCGTATAGATGGCACACGCAGCCCAACACCAAGCACCGGCCGCGGCGCCGAAGCTGCTGTATCGAGTGCATGAAGCGCGGGAGGCCCTGGGCCTGTCGACAGCGACGATCTACCGGCTGTGTGCGCGCGGCGAGCTGGTCAAGGCGCCTATCGGTGGCACCAGGTCGGTGGGCATCACCGCGGCGTCGGTGAATGCTATGCTGGCGCGCATGTCACAGCCGGTCACCGAAGAGGCCGACGAACCCAGCACCCCCTCGGTGGGTAGCTAAATGGGTAGCCAGGGGCAATTACCAGAACAAGAAAGCCCCGGAAACCCGCATCAGTCCTATATCTTGCAGAACACACCCGAGCAATACGACATAATCTTGGTCTGATGCTCCGGACTTCTCACCACCTATCACCGCCCCTCTGAAAGCCGCATAAATCCTTGCGGCTTTGTTTCTTGGCTTCTCAGGCGTTATCCTCCCAGCTCACAAAAAATGGGTAGCTAGGTGGGTAGCCAAACCGCCCAGCTACCCAAAACCGAGGGAACCATGGCGACCAAGCGTGTATTGCAGGGCCTCCTGACCGATGTACAGATCAAGAGCTGGATCCGCGCCGGCGCGCCCGTGGCCAAGTCCGACGGCGGCGGCCTGACCTTCACCCTTTCCAAGGCGGGCACCGCGGCCTGGGTGCTGCGCTACCGAATGCCCGGCCGGCGCGCCGAGGCCACCATCGGTAACTACCCGGATATCACCCTCGCCGAAGCGCGCAAGGAGGCCAGCCGGTTGCGCGCCATGATCGACGCCGGCAAAGACCCGGCCGCAGAGAAGCGCGAGGCCAAGCAGAAAGCCCGCGCCGCCAAGACCATCGATTGGCTGGCGGACGACTACCGCGCCAAGGTGCTGCGCCATCTGGCGCCCAACAGCCAGAAGCTGTACGAGCGCCAGCTGCGCCGGATAGGGAAGGACTGGCGCGGCCGTGCCGTCGATGGTGTCGCGCCAGGCGACGTCATCGACCTGATCCGCAAGACGAAGGACGGATTCGCCACCGGCGCGGGCTGGCGCGAGACCGAGGCGCTGTACATCGTCACCCGCGAGATGTTCAAGCACGCCGCAGGCCAGCACATCATCCAGGTCAACCCAGCCGTGGGCATCAGCCTTGAATCCCTGATCGGCAAGCGCCCCAAAGCAAAAGTGCGCCTTATGCTGACCGACGACGAGCTGGCGGAGGTCATGCGCGCCGCCGGCATGAACCGTCAGAACCAGCTCAGCGTCTGGATCATCCTGGCCACCTGCGTGCGCGTGTCCGAATTCACCACCGCGCTGCGCGAGCATATCCGCGTCGACCAGCACACGGTGAAGCGCCTGGGCGCCGGCCTGTGGCATATACCGGCGTCCAAGACCGGGCCTGCAATGGACATCCCCCTGGCCCCGCCAGTCGTGGAATGGTTCCGCGAGCTCGACGCGCTGGCGCTGGACTCCCGCTACATCGTGCCGGCGCGATCGGTGGCGCGTCTGCGGAACGGCGGCGGTGATGCGCCTATAAACAAAGACGCGATCTGGGGCGCCATCTGCTACTGGTTCGAGAATGCCACGCCCAACGTGCGGCCGTTCACCCCGCACGATCTGCGGTCGACCGCGAAATCGCACATGCGCGCCCTGGGCGTCGACCGCGACATTTCAGAGATGTGCCTGAACCACAAGCTCAAGGGCGTGGAGGGGATCTACGACCAGTACAGCTACTGGAAGGAGCGGCGCGAGGCGCTGGCGCTGTGGGCCGACCACCTGCTGGCGTGCCGCGGCGCGGACGTCGAGGCGGCTGGCACCGCCCGCAACGCCCTGGCCGCCCTGCGCGCCGCGTCTTGAGCCGCCATATACTGGCCTTTCCCACGGGAGGCCCCTATGTGCAGCCACTACCAGACCCTGAAGGACGCCGAGCTGCTGCTGAAGAAGTTCGGCGCGCCCAACAAGCCGGCGGGCGGCAAGTACGACATGTGGCCCGGCTACGACGGCGTCATTGTGCGCAGGCCGCTGGAACATGACGCCGGCGACGAGGCCGTGCCCGAGCGAGAGGCAGTCGTGGGCCGCTGGGGCATGATTCCGCCAGGCACGCCGGCGGCCAAGCTCCCCAGCGCAGGTAAAGTGCCCACGTTCAACGCGCGGTCTGAGACGGCACATAAGCTTTGGACGTTTCGGAATGCATGGGCGAAGGCCCAGCGCTGCATCATCCCAGCCGACGCGATCTTCGAACCCGACTGGCGGTCTGGCGCCGCAGTGGCCACCCGGTTCACCCGAGCTGATGGCGCGCCGCTGGGCATTGCCGGCCTGTGGGATCGCTGGCGCGACGCCGCTGGCCAGGTGCAGGAAAGCTACACCATGCTGACGATCAACGCCGACCAGGACCCGCTGTTCCGGGACTACCACCAGGCCGGCAAGGAAAAGCGCATGGTCGTCATCCTGCCGGAGGGCGCCTACGGCGACTGGCTCACCGCGCCGGCCGATGCGACACGGGATTTCTTGGTGCCCTTCCCTGCGGAAAAGCTGGTTGCAACCCCGATGAAATGACCCCGTTTTCTGCGGATTACACTGTTCATCCAACCAGTGTTTTCCGCCATGCCGTTCAAAGCCCCCCTCACCGCCGAGCAACTGCGCGCCATCCGCGAACGCCAGCCCTGGAACCCCGATGTGATCGCCCTGCTGTGGGAGATCAAGCGCCTGCGCGCGACGCTGCTGCGCCTGCACCAGGTGTCCGGCGACCTGAAGCGGCCCGCCAGCCTGATGGGCGAGATCTACGACGACCTGCTGGCCGGCCTGGCCGCCGAGCCCTGTGTGATCGAGCGTGACCGAGATACGGCCGAGCTGCTGGAAGAGCCTCGCAAGCTGCGCAAGGGCATGGCGCCGCGGTAATGGCGCGCTATGTATCAGTTTTGGTCGGCTTGCCGGCGGCCTTTTCGCCGCGAGTTGGCTCAACCCTTCGACGGATTGCCTGGACCATCCCAAGGACGGGGAGCGACACTAGGGCGACGGGGATGGCCCAGTACCAGCGAGACGTGACGCCGTAGATCAGGCCAACAATGGCGGTTGCTGCGGCCGCGAGTAGAGCAATGCACGAAACCACCGCCCCGAGTATCTGGCCGGTCTTATCGCTGGAAAAAACACCATCGATGCGGCGCTGCTCTATGCCAGTCAGGGTTCTGCGGTGCGCTACGTCTGATTCGAGCTGCTGGCGTTCCATCTCGCGGCGATGAGCCGCCTCGCCTTCCGCCATAGTGATAATACGGTCGGCAGCACCTGGAGAAAGCTGGTCGTATTGGCGCAGCACCTCGGGATGAGGCAGCGGTCCCTGATGGATTTCCGCCTGCATCATGGTCTGGCGGCGCACCACCTCTGCGCCTTGCTGTTGCCCAGCTGGCCGCAAAGATGAAGGGGAACTTGGGCGGTGAGACGGCTTACCGCGAGCCATTGTGACGCGCTATCGAACGGCCAAAGTCGTCGCCGATGCGGCGCACGTCGCTACGCAGCGCGTCGTTGGACGAACGCGCCGGGCGATACAGCGGATTGATCTGAGGTTCTTGGACAGTCGGAGCCGAGTAGTTAGAGAACAGCGCCAGCGGAGCGGCTATGCCGCCCCAAAAACCGCCCCAGAAAGCCTTTCTGCTACGCTTTTTCATAGGTGTACCGATGTGTTCCGAGGGATCCGCATTGCACGAAAACTGCCTCACAACAGGCAAAATATAGCAGATGCTAATATTTTTCGCGCCCCTTCGGTCTTATTTGGGGTCGCACTCACCTACCGCCGCCACGCTTGGCACGCCTCCAGTTGCGCCGTTAGCCGCTGGATCCCGGCCCTGAGGGCGAAATAATCCGATCGAGCAGCGGGATCAAGTTCGGCGCGGGCTCCATGATCCACGCCGGCGGCGGCGCTGGCTTCGGGCACTCCACGGCCGGCGGCGGTGCAGGCGGCACGGACGTGCAGCCGCTGGCGCCCAGCATCAACATCAGCCCGCAGGCCATCGTCTTGAATCTGCGCATTGCGCATCCCCCCATAGGCGGCCCACTCGGCACGCCCGTTCCGTTCGTTGATTTCCGCGACGTCCGCATGGCGCCGCGCCAGAATCTCGCGGGCTTGCCGCTGGCCCTCGGCCACCTCGTCCGCCCGTGCCGCGCGCTGCTCTGCCAGTTGCTCGCCGTAGCGCCAGCCCTGCACCGTCCATGCCACAACGCCGCCCACGACGGCCGCCGCCGCGTACCCGCGCCAACCCGCGACCAGACCGGCGGCGCGCGCCAGGGCGGTCACGGGCGCACCTCGGCGGCGGCCTGACGGTACAGCTCCGCCCAGGTCTGCGGATGCGGGCGACCGGGCCGCCAGGTGCGCAGGTACAACGCCCACCCCGCGTCCGCGTCGCCCACGGCCGGCAGCGGCTTCGGATCAGTCCACAGCAGCAGCCGCGCCACGCCGGCGGCCAGCACGTCGTCATACTCCAGCGCCGGGTAGATCGCGTCCGGGTCACAAACCACACTGCGGGCCTTGCACAAGGCCACCAAGTGGCCCTTGCTCGCCGCGTGCAGGAACACTCCCCACACGCCCCCACGGCTCGCGCGGGTGCCTTTCTCGAACTGCCAGAAGCCCCGCGCCGGCCCGCCGATCTGCTGGCGGTGCGTGAATCGACTTTCCTGCAGGCCAATCGCCAACAGCATGACGCGCGCCGCCGGCGTGTCCATGCGCGTCGGCAGCAGCGCCAGCGCCGGGCTGATGGCGCCAGAAACGATGGTATCGATGGTCATAGGGTCGGTTTCCTGATGTGCTTTGCCGTCACCGCGGCGACGTAAAAGGCAGCGGACGCGGCAAGCGCGGCATCACCGGCACTGGCCCAACCCGCCATGAAGATCCGGCAAGCCGCGCCGGTGGCGGTCAAGCTGACAGCGGCCAGGCCGATCCGCTCGAAAGTGGTGTCCTTGATGGCGCGCGAGAAGACAGCCAGCACGGCGCCGCCGGCGACGATGAGCCAGCTGACGAACGCCAGCACGGCCCACAAGGTCAAGTAGATGGTGCTGTCCATATCACGCCCCTTTGCCGCGCACGCGGTCAATCACTGCCTGCCACAGGGCGCCGATGGGCGCCGCCTGCACGGCCTCCCACCCTCGCGACACGATGGCCATGCCGAACATGCCGGTCAGAAAGCCGGCCAGGCCTTCCGGGATGCCCAGCAGCAGGGACAGGTAGGGAGAGGCGTAATAGGCCACCAGCGAGCCGCTGGCGGCCATGCTCAGGCGCGCCGGCCACGATCCCTGCAGGTAGCGCATGGACACGGCCGCGCCCAGCACGCCGGCGAACTTTGCCGCGAAGGCGTCGAAGTCTTGGATGTTCAAGCGGGTCCCCTAGAGGCGAAAAAAAGCCCGCGCGCGGCGGGCTACGGTGCAGAGGCAAACTACTTGGTTGACGCGATGGTGAAGAGCTGGTCCAGTTGCTCCTCCGTCCCCCCCAGTTGCTGCCACAGTGCAGCCAGGAACGCATTGGTCCGCTCCCAGGTATCGGCTTCATACTCGATCTGCGCCGCTCGGCGGTCTGTAGGATCTGCGATACCGTTGATCGCATCTTCAACCGCATCAATCCGGCCGACTTCGAGCAGTGCCAGACGCCCCTGGCGCCGCGTCACCGCCTGCGGTACGAAGGGTTTCTGAGTCCACGTACCGTCCGCTTGTGCGACGTAATCGGGTGCCGGGCGCTCGCCCTGCATCTCGATCCAGCCGTCGGGCCCATCGGCGCCGACATGCTGCATATAGCCGCCCACCGCGGCGAAGACCTTGAGAGTTACCTGAGCGCTCATGCCACTGCTCCTTTCACTTTCCAGCACTTGATGCGCGCCGGCGCGGTGGTCACCACCCCGGGCGCCGGGAACGGGTGGCATGAGCCGCCCGGGTTATTCGAGATCAGGAAATTATTGGCCGTCTGGACCACGAGGTCGCCGTCGTTGTACTGCGATGCGATGCATCCGAAATACTCAGTGCCACCGCCGGATCCTGCTACGGCCAGGTTGCCCCCCGGGCTGCCCCAAAGACCACCGATACGCAGCTCGAGTTCGCAGTAAACGCGGAACCCGGGAAACGGATTCGTCACAACATACCGGCTGTTCACCGAGATATTCGCGGGGCTGGCAGCACTGCCGCCATTCGGGTAAGCGATCGCGAAGCCCAGCGCCCCGTCCAGAGTGCGAAACTCGGGCGCAGCGGCATATGCTCCCAGAGTCGCGTTCCACTCGCGCATGCCATAACCAGCGACGTACACCGGGCCGACATCGGTAGTTGGCAAATCAGACAACGAAATTGCATCGACGCGCTGGCGGAGAATGCGTCCGACGACAATCCAGGCCGTCCCCGCAGCGTTTCGGCGCTTGAGGAAACCCGATGACGTGTCAGCCCACGTCATATATGGCTGCGCATAGGCAGCAGGGTCAGTTGGCCCTGCAAAATTTGTCCCCAACGCAGCCATGGCGTCGTTCAGCATAGGCACCATGGTCGTGCCAGGCAGAGGCGGAGTGGTCGGAATGATGATGGAAGCTTGAGACATTTAGTACCCCTGTGCGATCCAGTTGACCTGCCGGGCAACCGGCGCGCCATTGTTGGTGATAGAAAGAGAAAACCCACTCACCGTCTCCGCGGTGAGCTTGATCGTGTCGCCCTCTTGGCCGCCAGCGATAGTTATCTGAACGTTTGGCTTGGCGTGGAAATCCTTAACGTAGTCCACGACCAAGCCACCAATCGGTACGGATACGCCTTCGGCGTGCTGGATCAGATCAGGCACATCAACGGTCCATTCGAACCGCTCGACGAACGGCACGATGTTCGGATCTTGTGTTGAGAGCTTCAGACGCACCTGGAAGTAGCGCGCGTTGATGAGGCCAGGCACGTAATCACGCCAGCCGTCCCACGCTCCCGACACCTGCGCCGAGCGGATCTGCGGTACAACTGACACGAACTGCCGGTTTGATCCACCCAACACATCAGCCACGGCGAATATGTCTGACACCGACAAGATGTCGTCGTCCAGATTGCGCGCATGAAATTCAACCAGGATGTCCAGGCGCACTGGCGTGACGTAGCCGATATCGACGGTGTTGCCTTCGGCGGTCGTGTACTCCCCGGCCGAAGTCGAGCCGCCGACCCATAGGACATCAGGCAAGGCAAGCACGTCCGGAACCCCAAGCAAGTCGCCGGCCGGCGCCAGCGTCAGCATCTCGTCGTATACCGTGACGCCACCCGTCCGAACACCTGTCCACTCGGGCTGCTCGACCTTGGTCACCAAGACGTTGCGCTCGAGCGTGGCGCCCGCGATCAACAAGCTGGCCGGTGGCCCATAGATGACCGTGCCATTCGACATGCGGAATCGAGCAGCCACCCAGTACAGGCCGTTCCCGATGGCCAGGGCTTCCAGACCGTCCGTAGTGCCAACAACCGCGCCATCAGCCCAACTCGGGCCGAGGCGAATCTCGTACGACGGTTGGCGGATATCGACGACTCGACTCCACACCAGCACGGTCAGACCGTCCCGGAATACGCTCTGCAGGCCCGTGACAGCAGGCAGCGGCGCGCCGAGCCCTTGCACCACCATCGTCACGGACTTAGGAACTCCACTGCCCACTGAGCTGCGAGGCGTCACAGTGACCACCACCGTATCGCCAGTCGCGGCCACAACGTCCGCCGAACGGCCGGGGACCATATCTGCAAGGCGCTGCTGACCGTTCACGGCGATGAGAACCTGCGAATCCATATCGCGCGTCAGGACCCAATTGAAAGTCACCCGCGACTGATCTGCAGCCACACTGACGATCTGCTCAAACCACGTCAACGAGAGCACCACGCCGGCCAACTGCGCGCCATCGCGCGGCGGCGTGTACTGGTACGGATCGTTCTCGCTGTCGTAATACTCCGGGTCATCGTCCATCGCCTCAAAGCGCAGACCGTCGCCAGCCGGTGCCACGCTTGTGATCTTGAAGCGTCGGCCGGGCGTCTGCAGCGGGTCGAACTGGTAGGTCCAATCCATCGCGACGAGGTCTTCGTAGCCCGGGTCGCCTGGCATCGGGAAACCATCCAGATCGCTCACGATCTCGAGTTCATCGACTTCGCCCACAGCGGACACAACCGAGACGATCTTCAGATTGCCTTCCGGATCGCGCAGCAACGCAGTGCCGGTGCCGGCGCTCGGCACCTTATTCTGCAGCTTCATGAGAACGCCGCCGCTGCCTGGCAGGAGCCGACCCGAATGCCCCCACTCCGTCAGGTCGTGCGAGAACCGGACTACGTCGCCTCGCGTGCACATCAGCCCCTCGATGTCGGTTTCCCAAGTCACGCGCCGCCGCTTCCATACTTGCGATGCGGCGAGGAGGTTTGCCTCGCGGCCTGCCTGATCCAGGTTCGTCACGCCGTCCAGATCCAACTGGAGCGGATTGTTGGTAGCGATGGCACCAGGCACCTTCGCGCGGACCTCATCCAGCACCCAGCCGTTATCTTCGTTGACGAAGCTAGCCACGATCTCGTCGACCATGCCGTCGTTGACGTACGCGATGCGGAAGGAGCCAGCCTTGACGTTGAAAGGTCCAAACACGGCTGTTTCAGGCAGGTTCTCCGCATCCCAGATAACGCCCAGCCGGCCGGTCTGGTAGGTTGGTGTGGCTCGGCCAGCGCGGGCGATTATCTGCAGCACGCTAGCGGTGCTCATCTTCGCGTCCAGCACGTAGTTGAAGGTCAGCTTCTTCTCGTCGCACCAGGCCGCCCAGGCCTTGACACCCTCCACGTCGATTTGAGAGTTGCTCATTCCACCGCCGTAAACCCGGTCCCCATTTGAGCGAACCTTACCCTTGGCGAACCAGAGGAACCACCACCCTGGGTTGCTAGTTTCCTTGGTGATCCATTGCGAGCCATCCCACACCGGACATTGGGCACTCACCACAGCGTTGAACTCGTCGACGGCGCCGTTGATCTGGCCCGAAGCCTTGATGCGCATGGCCAGGCGGCACTGCCCCGAATAGTCCGCATCGTCCTGCTGGAAGACCAGGATCTGATTGACCGCTGTCTCATTGGATTCCCGCGAGTCGTTGACGTCGTCGGTGTCCTTGAGGATCGCGAGCTCATATTGCCCGCGGGGCACGTCGAATGAGACCGTGAGCCGAGACGGGTCCTGGCGTGCACCAGAGATCAGAAATCCTGGCAGCCCGGCCGAGAGCATCGGGTCCGGTGCCAGTCCCTGCCAGGGTTGACCCAAAGCATACGGATGTGGCACCCACCGCCACACGCCCGCATGCGCTCCCCCTTCGTCGTCCACGTAGCTAAACACTTCACCGTCGAAGTGTTCGCCGGGATCGGTGCCGCCCATTCTGATCTGAGATTGCTCACCATACAAAGGGCGACCCGACCAATAATGCGTTGCATACACCGCATCGATGCCGCCAAGGTCAGTCCAGGTGAACGTTCCAACCGGCCGATACTGCACACGGACGTTCACCGACCGGCTCGCCATCGACCCATCGTCGCGGACGCGGAACAGCCGAGCGGCAAACTCCACCGATATCGAGATGGTGTCAGGCGGCGTGGTCCGAAACTGGTACCCGTCCGCCTTCGTTAGCGTGAAGCCCTGCAAAGTGTCCACATTGCCAGGGAACATATCCAGCTTACCGCCAGTTCCCTGCATCTGCGTTTGCACATCGCGATAGTCCGTGATAGGTGTATTGCCGATCTTCAGATCCGATAGCAGCAGGGAGTCTCCCTGCAAGCCGAAATGAAAGACCTGGTTCAGGTACTGCTCGCTTCCCTGAAATTGGGTGTAGGGAGCACCACCGAGATCCGGAACGACCTTGTGACGCCCGAACACCAGCGACATGGGTTCCCAGGACCGCACGCGGTTGCGGCCGCCCTGAATGGAATATGTGGGGCTGCTCTCGTACTTCTGGCCGGTTCCCAGCTTTGCCGCGGTGGGCGTGGGCATCGGGAGCAGAGCGTTGACCAGCAAACTTCCGCCGATCATGATGATAGAACTGCCAACAGCGGCGGCGGTCGTCCCCGAAAGTCCCAAGGCGCCGCCGAGGGCCGCTCCATATCCATAACTGAGAACGACTATAGCGACCAACGCCACAGTTCGCAGAATCTTCCCACCACCGCCTCCACCAAGCCCGCGAGCGCTGATGACGACCATGTCGCCATGCCGGGGAATCAGCCGCTGCCACAGCGCCAGCGGAACCTCGCGGCCGTTATGCTCGACGCGCAGCACGCGCGACGGGACCGTGACGCCAACGCGTCGCACGTAGGCGCCCAGCGTCTCGCCAGGCGCGAAGCACTCAAAATGCTCGGCGCGCTCGCCACCCAGCGGCTTCGGGTAAACCACCATCGACGGAGCGGCTACCGGCCCCACGGGCCGCCGCGTCACGTTTTCCATTGGTAGAACCCTTCCAGCTTGTAGTCGACCATCAGCATGCGCCGCAATGGTTGACGGACCACGGCGCCGAAGCCCTTGTCCGCGTGCAACACCCACCATTCGTTGGCCAGGCGGCACATCACCCCAATGTGGAAGAGATCGCCACGCGAGCGCAACAGCACCGGGTGTCCCTCGATGGGCTCGGGCACCTCTTTGGCGAACTCGCCACGATGGGCGCGGATCTGAGCCGCTTGCGCGCGCAGCGCGGTGGCATGGCCGTCCGGCAGGCCCACAGCGATGCCAAGGCGCTCACGAGCCACCCGCTCGGCAAACGCCGCGCAGTCGCCCGTCTCGGGCACGTAAGGCTGATTCACGTACTTATCCGACCAGTGCATATCAGAAGACCCCTGGAGCCGTCGACGGATCAAAGCGGACCGTCACGGCGGATTGCATAAGCGTGTTCTTGAATCCAAGATCACCCGTTACCCGAAAATTAGTGATCTCCAGGCCCGTCAGGTCGAGCGTCATGTCGAACTCGATGTTGGTGGGCGCTGATCGCAGCACCATGATGATTCGGCATTTCGCGCCGGCGCCGCCCTGGCTTTGTTCGAGCCATTGGGTAAGCTCGCGTCCAATGTTGTCCACTTCGAGGCGCGCCTGTGGCACCTGCTCGTCCTGGTCGTCCGGCAACGTCAGATCGAAGCGACACGCGAAGAATGTATTGCCCTCGATGGTGATGCCCTGCGTGTCGTTCACGAAGCGCGCAGGCACCTCCAGTTCGGGATGCGTGATCTCGATGGCGGCCAGCAGCGGCTCTTCAGCCGATGTGGCGAGGACGTTGCGCGCCGCGGCTGTTGAAAGCGATCGGGTCATGTCAGCCAACCGTTTCCAGCTTCGCCTGGCCGGTCCAGACTACGCCTGGCGTAGCCCAGGACACGTCACCAGCCACGATACGCGCCTGCTTGACCACGCCGCTCTCGTCCTTCCAATCGAACCAGCCCGCGCCGCCGCCAATCTCGTCGGCCATCCAGGCGTCGAAGGCGTCACGGTCCTCGACGCTCTGCACCAGGATGGTGACCGCCCTGGTGATGATGGGCGTCGTCCAGCGCGGGCGCTGCTTGGCGATGCCGCCGTCCATGTCGGTGCGCAGCACGCCGTAGTCGGACTTCTTCGAATAGCCCGCATCGATGATTCGAGCATATGAGGGGAAGGTGGCCATTTATGCCGGCTCCTGCAATTGGCGACGGAAGCCGCGGTCCTTGCGCGCCCTGGCCAGGACCACGTCGCAAATCCATGTGGAAAGCCCGGCGTCCCACCGGGAGCCGCCCTGCTGTGCTTCCATCTGTTCGCCGCTCTGGTTGATGAGGTTGATCTGGACTTTGGGCGCATCGCCGCCTTGCGCGGCCGTGCCGGTAGAGACCGGTGTGGCGCTGCCGCCGCCGGAGTCCGACATCGGCAGAGGGCCCCCGGCGTTCAGCGCATCCAGCGTCCCGCGGCCCAGGCGCGCCGTGGTGTTCGCGTTCAGCACGTACTCCTGCCCGTGGACAATGCCGGTAGCCTGATCGCGCGGCTTGTCACCGGTGTATCCGCCGGAGGACAACGACAGCGGCAGGCCAGCGTTCACGCCTTGGGTGGCGCCCGCGACCTGGCCGGCGGTCGGCGCGCCGCCACCGCCGGCGAACATGCCACCCAAGGCTGAGCCCAAGCTGCTCGCCAGCGCGCCCGTGATTCTCTGCCTGATCGCGATGCGCGCCAGGTCCGCGATGATGCTGTTGGCCAGATCAGAGAAATTCAGCTTGCCGGTGGTGACGAAGGTAACCAGCGCATCCTCGGCGCCCTTGAATGCATCCGTGAAGGCGCTGCGCGTGGCCGCGGCAACGTTGGAGGCCTCGTAGGCGTAGTCATTCAGCCCACCGATGGCCCCATTGCGCCAGTCGGCTTCCATTGCCGTGAGCTGGCTGTAATAGTCGGCCTGCAGGGCCAGGCGGTCATCGAGGCTCTGCTTGAGAACTCGCACGCGGTCCGCGTAGCCCTGCGGCGAAAGCTCGCCGGCGGCTTCCTGCTCGGCCGCACGGCGCACTTGGCGCTGAAACTCGCGGTAGATCTGCTGCTGGGCCTGCAACTGCTCGCGCAGCCGCGGGCTACCCGTGAAGCCCTGCAATTGGTCGTTGTAGCGCTGCTGGTCTGCCGCCAGCATTTCCTGGGCCGACGCTTCCAGCGCCTTCAGGTGCACGGCCTCCTTCTGCATCCTGACCTGGTCCGCCAGGCCGGCGTTGCGCTCGAGCTGCTGGCGGATTGCCGTTTCATTGGACAGGACGCTTTTCTCGTCCGCCGTGAGCTGGTCCTTGGCCTTCAGGTCGGCGATGCGCTGCTCGAACTTGACCAGCTCCTGGCGCGCCGTGGTGATCTTTACCGCGCTTTCCAGCTGGGCGCGCAGCGCCGCTTCCTGCTGGCGCGCCTGCTCCAGCTCGCGCACGCCGGCGGCGACGGTGCCGGCGCCCTTCGGCCCCGCGAACTGCTTCTGGATCTGCGCCACCCGATCGGTGTGCGCCTTCAGGGCGTCCTGATACTCCTGGCTGTCCTGCGAAAACTCCGACGTCGCTTTCTTGAACGCCTTGTTCTCGGCCTCCAAGGACGCGGCCAGGGACGTGCCCTTGCGCGAGTCCATGTAGCTGTCCAGGTCGCGGCGCGCCTGGATGCCGCGCGCCACGGCGCCGGCTTCATCGGCCTGTGCTTTGGCCGCTGCGCCCTGCCACTTGACCAGCTCCTGCAGGCCCGTCAGCTGCGCCCGCAGCGCGTTGGCGCGGTCCTGGTGAAAGAACGAGGTGCCGATCTGATCCAGTTCCTTCTGGATCTGCCCGATACGGTCCTGCGGCGTGAGGTCGCGGCCGATGCCCAGCATCGCGTCCCAGGCCTCTTTTGCCACGGTCTTGGCGCCGTTCCACGCCTTCTCGATGTAGCCGACGTTCTGGACGACCTGCTGCGAGCGCTCCTCCATCGCCTGCGAGTACGTCGTCAGCGCCAGGCGCGCGGCGTCCTGCTGGCGGCCCTCCTTCTCCAATGCCGCGATCTGCTCGTAGACCGCCAGCGTCAGGAAGTGGTAACGCTCGTTGAGCTTGGTAATTGCCTCTGTGGGAGCGTCGGCGATGCGCTCATAGTCCTTGACCATGTCGTCGACGCTGCGCCCGGTGGCCGCCTGCGTCAGGATGGCCGCCCGGCCCAAGCCCTCGATCGAGTCGGCGCCCAGCTTGCCCGTGTCCACCAGCTTGGTCAGCGCCTCGGCCGCCGCGGCCGTCGTGCCGCGCACGTCGCCGATGCGCTTGGCCATGGCGCCCAGCTCGTTGGCCGTCACGCCTGCGGCGCCGCCGGTCATGGTGATGGCGTTCTGGAACGCTCGCACCTCGTTTGCGCCCTTCTCGAACGCGAACGCCATGGCCACCACACCCGCAGTGACCAGCGTGATGGGCGTGAGCAGGCCGGCCACATATCCCACCACCGCGCGGATCGCTGGCCCGATGCCGCCGAACATGTCCTTCAGCTGGCCGCCCTGCTGCATCAGCACCATGAAGGGGGATTGCCCGGTGCTAAGGCCCACCGTGATATCGGTGATCTGCGCCGGCAGCATGCGCATGGCGTTGTTCAGCTGGCCGGTGGACATGGTGGCGCCCGCCGCCGACGCTCCCAGCGCCTTGTTGGCCGCCGTGGCCGTCTGCGCAGCGGTGCCGGCCTCCTTCGTATTGACCGCGAGCTGCTTCTCCGTCTGGGCCAGCTCCTCAACGGCCTTCTCGGTCTTCTGGCTCGTGACGGCCAGTTGGTCGAGAGCCGTGTCAGCGGCCTTCGCCTGCGTGCTGTCGACCCGGAGGACAAGGGAAGCGACTTGATCAGCCATGTGGCACCGTTTCAGCCCGTCGGGCTATTTCCTGTTCATCATCGTGAGCG